CGTATCTGTTGTGTATTGCGGGTGTGGGTCACTGGCTGCTAAATGCGCATTAATAGCGGCGGTAATATCGGCTGCTGATCCGCCTGCCGCAAGCAGTGCGTCCACTTGTTGTTTTAACCATGCCGTGCGGTTAGCCAGTTGCTGGTGCGGTTTATTATCCACGCCACCAGGACCACCCATCACGGGGTCAGTCGTTGCTAGTTCATAGACTGCCGCATCAAATAGTTGTTGTTCGGTTAAATTAGCCAAGGATCAATCCTCCATCTCTTAAAATTGCGCCGTTATGTCTTTCGCCACCGTTATGCCAAACTGCCATATAATACATTCGGCGAAGGTGGCTTCTGGTATTCTTGAATGTATTGATAGCATCTTTTATTTTAATAATGCCTTGGGCGGATGGTATGACTCCGCCATTATCGATAGTCACATCAAACTGAAATGCCAGTGTGGTTCCTACATGCGTGCGAGACCCATCGCGCGGAATCGCCATGGCATAAAATAAATTTGTAAATTCAGTAATCTTGACTGAAGAGTAGCCCAGAGACTCAAGGGCTTTTTTCATACCTGCCGCTGTACCCATCTTATTATGCACACCCCAGCTTGCTTTGATTGCCGCGCGCTGCACCGATTCCGACCAATCAGACTGCCATTGTTCCACATCCAATGCCCACGCCAACCAAGGCAGCAATGCCAGCGGGCATGTATCAGGATTCCATAGGTCACGAATCGGCACAGGCATATCAGCCATGCCAGCGGTGACTTGCTCGATGCTTTTCTCAAGCGCGGTGGCGTTGGCGGGCAATAGTGTATTTATCGCATTCATATCGCCGACCCAGCCATGCTTACCGTAAGATTGGTAAGATGCGATGCGGAAATATCATCCATAACCAAATCAGTAGCAGGCGATGCCACGCTTACATTCTGCACGCCTTCCACGCTTGCCGCTGCAATAATGCCAGCGCGTGTAATATCATGCCCAAGCGCATGATGGCGTTCGCAGTATGTGTTGATTTGATTGTATGCTGCTTGTTGCACAGTGATAGGGTCGAAGCCTGGATACATTGTAACAGCCACAGAAACAGTATAATCAATAATGTTTGCTGATTGGGCATGTACAAAATCAGTTAATGGGCGCACATCATCAGCATTGCATGCCGCCTGCACAGCATCCAGCACCGCTTGGCCTGCCACGCCTGACCCAATATGCGATAAAATAGAAATCAGCACTTCGCCTGGGTTCGGGCTAGTAATGCTCACATCCAATACATCCGCATGCGCAGATAAGGCATAATATTTGTATTGATTGGCAGCCCCAGCCGTAGTACGCACATACATCGCCAAACGAATACGTTCGCGCAATGCACTATCTGATTCCATGATAGCAGCAAGCGGCGGGATAGCGGCGTTATCGGCAGCTTGGAGGGTATGGCGTACCACGCCATAATTTACGCCGATTTGATCCAAATCCGCACCCACAGCATATGCCAGCATCACCGATTTCGCGCCGCCATTCACCCGCTGCCGTAGCATCAGCTCACGATAGCTAGATTCTTCCAGATAGGGCATATACATATCCGATTCCAACGGTTGCCAATCAGGTAGTATCTTTTGTAATGATGCAATATTTCGCGCTAGAATGGCTTCATAGCTTAAAGGCTCAATCACATTGGGCGCAGGAAGTAGACTTAAATCAACCAGCATTACACAGCCCTTGGCGCAACATCAATGGAAAAGCTTAATCTTCCAGTTGTCGCATCCACCTTAAAATTGACCTTTTGAAAAACAGCACGCGGCTCATAGTTTTTAATCGCTTCAAAAATATAGCGTGTCGCCCACACTCTCCAAGCCGCGCCAAAATTGCGATCACGCAATAAATACAAATCACTCCCGAAATCGGGGCGCATCACGCGCGAGCCTTTGCGCGTGCCAAGTATGCGCGCAATCGAATCCACCACTGAAATATAATAGCGTTTATTTAATGCACCTTGCGGCGCACCTGTCAGCGAAATACCTGCAAAATCAATCATGCCGATGGCACTCTTGAGTTGTAGGGGTTGTATGGGTTGTAAGATACGCTGCATCAGCGTGAACCTTCTGCAATCGGCCATGAGCCAGCACTAGAGCCACTGGATACGGATACATGATCACCGACACGCGCCACCGCTTTTCCTTGAACCGTGGTAATGCCGCTTACAGCCAATGCTCCATCAAGATTAACGTCGCCTTTGAAGTTGATACCGCCTGTTGATTGAACGGAAAGCGTTGCGCCCGCAGCCAACTTCACATCCAAATGATGAGCCTTGCTGTCATATATAATAGACGTGCCATCATCATAGTCTTGAATATCTGTCGCATCACTTGCACCTAAAGTTTCAGGGCATGCATTATGATAAATAGAGCCAAGCACATAGCGATTCGCCAACACCACCACCTGCATGCCCACGCGCAAGCCTACCCAGTGTTTTTTAAAGCTATTGGCTTGCATCATGATAGGCAGCCAATCCGATACAGCACCCAAGACATTCACTTTCACCAAGGCGCGATTTGCGCTCGCCTCAACCACTGCCCCCGCTTGTATGAGATTATCTAACTGCATGCGCTTAAAGCTCCTTGGGATGCCATCTTCTGCATCAATCATCCATCAACAAGGCGAATGATAAGCCGCTTTTTTTAGCCGCCACTCAAGATACGTCCATGTGGAGTAAGCTATTGAAAATAGGCGATAAACTTCGCCCTGTCAGGCAAGAAACAAGCCTGAAACGCACGCTGGAAAGGAAAGGTTGAATATGGATCAAGCGACACAACTATATATTAAAGAGCTATGTGCCATTGGCGACCCGACCCAAGGCGCATTAAAGATTTCACCCATTGGCATGGTTTCGGGTATTGATGGGCGCGTGTTTGAAGTTGACGGCGCAAAGCTATTGCAGGATTTGCAAAGCAACGGCTTAAAACTCTCTTTGAATGTCGAACATGGCGAAAATGATAAATATGGCGGCGAAGCGGCTGGCTGGTTTGATAAATTCGCACTGCAAAATGATGGTATCTACGCCTCTTTGGCATTAACCAAGCTTGGAACAAAATTACTCAACAACCAATCTTACAAATATTTAAGCCCCGAATATCTAAGCCCTGAAGCTTGGGGTAATGAAGTCCGTCAGGTGCAGCATCTTGTCGGCGTGGGTTTGGTGAATCAGCCAAACTTACTCAATCAAGCACTGAATAAAATCAATCCACAAACCACAGGAGATAAAACCATGAGTGATCAAGAAGCAGGTGATAACACCGATGAGTTAAAACAACTCAAAGATGATAATAAAATCTTGCGTGAAAAGCTGGATAAGCAAGACAAGGCATTGCGTGAGCAAAAAGTGAACCACGCGATTTCAGCAGGCAAACTTATCCCAGCCAAGAAAGATTTTGCACTTGCTTTGGATGCCAATGCACTGGAAAGCTTCTTAACCATAGAATCCGAAAGCACCACATTACAAAAAGATGATAACGCCCTCAATCCCGATACCAATGGTGATCAAGATGCAGGCAATGACATCTATCAGCAGCTGGGTATTGAATAAGATTTCTCCGCAAGGTCGAAATGACATGCTGTAACACGCTGCAACACGTGCAACACGCTGTCATCCCGAGCGAAGTCGAGGGATCTTTTAATACGCCACATCAAACAAGATCTTTCGACTGCGCTCAAGATGACACAGCAAACTTAGAATTGACGTGTGAAAAATAAACGAACAAAGGAAAGGAAATATGGCTAATTTTGATTTACCCAACATCGCGCTACTTACCAAGGGCGTAAAGAAAATCTTCGGCGAGCTTCAAAATAAACCTGATCGGGATTATTTGGCGATTGCCACGGAAATAAAAACCAAATCGCATACGGTTGATTATGCCTGGTTAAAAACTGTACCATCCATGAGCGCATGGGTTGGCACACGAAATATCAACAAGCTTGGCGACAATACTTACCCGATTGTGAAGCAAGATTGGGAAGCCACCATCCAAGTGATGCGCGATGATTTCTTGTTTGATAATTTGGGTATTGTGAAGCCTAAAGTGCAGCAGCTCCATCATTCAGTCATTAAGCATTACAACAGCTTGATTTATAGCCTCATCACCACCAATGGTGTGTGTTTTGATGGCGCGCCTTTCTTTGGCCCTCATACCGTCGGTACAGGTGTCGGCGCACCTGTCTATAATAATTCAGGCGTTGCCAAGCTTACCGAATTGGCGTTGTTTGATGTGATTAGCTTTATGCAAGGCATCAAAGATGAGCAAGGTGAGCCGTTGGGTATCAATCCAAGCATGCTATTGATTGCGCCGAATCTATTGCGTACAGCCAAGCAAATCATTGGCGCACGCACCTTGGCAGCTTCGGATAATATCGCTTTCAATCTGCTTGATGTGAAAGTGATTCCCAATATGCCTGCGAACTCTTGGGTGGTGTTGGATACCACGCAGCCATTGAAACCATTCATCTTGCAAATCACCAAAGAAGGCAAGATTGAAGAGGATCGCACCAAGATGTTTAGTGATCGCTATGTGCTGTACGGTATTGATACGATGGATAATGCTGGCTATGGCTTCTGGCAGATGGCGCATTATTCAAATGGTACGGTTTAAGCACCGTGCTTGCAGCTGAATTGAAACTACGCTTGGGCATTCGTGCCCGAGCGTTTGTTTCTGATCCAGATGCGGTCAGTGATGCGCACCTGCAAATTGCCACGAATGAAACCTTGCAACTTGCAGGTGAACATAATGCTGATGCTATCTTGCTTGATATTGCCTTTTATCGCTATTTACTACTCGTTGAACAAAACGGCGTAGATGAAGCGCAATTCAAGGCATATACAAGCGCACTTAAACAAGTATCCGACCCCGCAGGTCAAAGCAATGTATTAGCACATGCCAAAAGCCGCCCCCGCCCAAACCCATACACGTAGAGGCAACCCTAGTGACTGCCCACACATAAATCATACCGTCATTCCCGCGAAGGCGGGAATCCATAGGGAGGAGCCATGATTCACATTGCCGAATCCGAAGCCAAGATTTTAAGCGTCATCCCACAAGCCACGCTATTGGCAGGTGAAATAAACAGTCTTGGCACATATTTAGTCTTTGACCATTTAAAAATCAACAACGCCATGATCGACGATGTTGATTATATTTTTAGTTTATTTATTGCCATTTCAAGCAAGGCAAAAAACAAGAAATTGATTTACACGCCGCTTGATGATGCGCTTTCATCACTGCTTACAGCCTATCAAACGGATATGGCAATTGAAGTGGGAGCCATCAAGCCGTTCAGTATCAAGGGTCTTATTGTCTATCAAATCCCGCTCACGGTGCGCGGATTCAAAGGAGAAGATTATGTTTGAATTTATCACATCGGCTATTTCAGGCGTAGCAAGCGTGGTGGGTGCGCCCATCCAAGAATGGCAAAAACGCAAAACCATCAAAGCCACCCAAGCCTTTGAACTTAATAAAATTGACCATGAAGCCAAGGTTGCCAAAGCAACCGCAGTGTTGGAACTCGCCAAGCAAGGCAAGCAGATGGATTATGATTTGGATAAAATCGCCATGCAAAATATGCAGAAATCTTGGAAAGATGAGCTGGTATTGATTGTATTTCTAAGTCCTATGCTTATGGCATTCCTTCCTGCTACTGCCGAATATGCCCTCGCGGGCTTTGACATCATTGCCAAAATGCCAGAATGGTATGTAGCCATCATTATCGGCATGGTCGTAGTGATTTACGGCTTACGCGGTTTGCTAAAAACCTATCTCACCCGCCAAACAAGCATCCTATCCGCGAAAAGGAATAAAGTATCATGAGTATCTTAGATTTCTTACAAACCTATAGCGAGCTTATCAATGTCGTGCTTATAGCTTTGGTATTTCCAGTGCTTCATAGTATTAAATCATCACGTGAGCGCGATCATAATCGTGATACATTCATGATGGCATCCATCGAGAAATCAACCAAAGCCATTGAACAATTGCGCCGTGAAATGCTTGCCAGCCAATCGCGCCATGAGCGTATTGAAGATGCGGTGTTGTTTATCTCCCATGATGAAAAATTGAAAGATGTGATTGCTATTTTGCGTGGCTATAAAAAATCAGGTGTGCTTCATGAGTAATCACCAGCATGCCAAGGATTTGTATCTAAGCGGCAATAATATTGCCACCATCGCCGAGTTATTGGGTATTTCGCGCACATCTATCTATGCCTATAAAAAGAAGGATCAGGGGCGTGGCATGGATTGGGATGATATGCGCTTTCTTAAAGCCACCGATGCCAATGATGCCCAAAGAAAAGAAGAGCAATTCGTTGCCCTGCTTATTTTTCAATTTGAAAAAGCCCTGGGCAATATGGATGCGATGGATGATACCGAGCCTGAAAAGAAGCTTGCGATTATCAGCAAGCATATTGATACCTACTACAAACTAAAGAAACAGCAATTCAATCCGAAAGTAAGCAAGGCGGCGATTGCCAAAGATGTGCTACATAAAATATCCGAAGTGGCTTTGGAAAAAGAAGCTACGGCGGTGATTCAGTTTTTAAGCACCCATGCAGATCAGATTGTGAGCACGGTGATTGCATGAGCGTAACCATTCAGTATATTCATGCAATCACGCAAACACATGTCATGTCGAACGTAGTTGAGACATCTTTTAACGCAATATCTATGAAAGATGCCTCAACCACGTTGGATAGCCGCAAGTGATCAAGCAAGAGGTCAGTGAATTAGCTGACTACCTCAAGGCATTGCCCTGCATTCGCCGCTTTATCCATGCCAGCCTTTATGATTTGAGTAAGGCACACAATAAGCTGCTATTTTATGCTTACCGTGGCGGGGCGAAAACAACCGTGATCAGCAAACTATTCACGCTCTGGTTGATTGCTAAAAAAGAAACACGCTTTGCTGCGTTAATTACATCCACAGACAAGCTGATGGGATTGATGTTTGAATTTTTCCGTGATGAATTGGAAAGCAATGTGAATTTTAATGCAGATTTTAATATCACCCTACCATCCACCCTCCGTGAAAAAGAGATTGTCATTGATGTGGATGGGCATACATGCAAACTGATGGGCTTTGGTGCAGGCACGAAGTTGCGTGGTATTCATTTTTTAAGCTTTCGCCCTGATCTTATTATATTAGATGATGTTGAAAATGATGAGCAAGTCGAATCAAAGTTGCAGCGCGATAAGCTGGAGAATTGGTTCAAGAAAGCCGTGATGAAATTACCATCCAGAAAAAAAAGCTATCGCCTGATTGTCGTTGGCACAGTGCTGCACAATGATGGCTTGCTCAAACGCCTTGAAAAACGCGAAGATTTTAAGGCCTATAATTTCCCCCTGGTGATTCGGTTCCCCGATGCGATTGGCGAAAGTCTAAAAGGCATCGTGCTGGATGATCCAGAGATTGACGCTAAAGATGTGATGGCGGAATACTTGGAAGATAAAGATAGCTTTATGTCTGAATTTCAAAACACGCCACTATCAAAAGAAGGGCTGCTTTTCGAGGGCTACACCTTATTTGATAAAATGCCGCGTTGCGATATTTATTGGATGGGACTCGACCCTGCGATGGGTAAAAAGAAGGGCGATTACTTTGGCGTGGCAGTGCTTGGCAAAAAAGATGATAAATTTTACGCCAGCGTGAAAGGCTATCGCATGAGTCCTGTAAAGCTGATTCCGCGCATCATCGCCACCTATGCCAGACTCGCCAAAATAGCACCCACCACGATGGCGGTGGAGGTAGTTCAATTTCAAGAGTTCTTCAAGGATGTATTAAAGAAAGAAGCCTTGAGTATTGGCTTGCCCTTGAGTGTGAAAGAATTACGCAACACAGCCCCCAAAGCCTTGCGCATTGATTCTATCGCGCCGCTGATTAACGACGGTACGATTCTCATCCACCAAGCCGATCATCTTCTGATTGATGAGCTGGAGACCTACCCATCATCCGTCCATGATGATTTGCTGGATAGCCTCGAAATGGCATACCGCATTTTTAGAAGCGGCGGCAAGGTGGATTACAAAAGCGTGCGTGAGAAATTAAAGAAACGTGATTTTGGGCGATTTAAGCATAAATACGCTTAAGTTTATAAATAAGGGCTAGCTAGGCACACAGGCATACGTTTAATCATGTTTAGAAGGCATTTAACTATGTTTAACTAAAATCGACCTAGGCTATCCCATAGATAGAAAACAAAAACGCCGTAGCGGCGATTCTAGGGGTTCGGCATCATGGCACAACAAACCACATCCAATCAAGCAGACACAAAAAAATTAACCAGGGGAAAATCAGTCCAGCTTTTTAAGCAGGATAAGCATGAGCCATTTGGCAATCTAAGCGTCGATACGATTAAGGCGATGTTGCTCGATGAAGATTTTGCCGAAATGCAAAGCCTGTTCTTTTATATGATGCGTGATTTAAAAATTGCCAGTGCCGTGCTAGCCCGAAGCCAACAGTTGATTGGGCAATCATTCACCATCAAAACAGACAATGAAGCCTATCATACTTGGCTTCAAGAAAGCGTGCCACTGGATGAACTGATTACCCAACTGGCTTCAGGCATCTATTACGGCGTATCCCTAACCAATGTGAATTATGATGTGGTTGATTTAAAGATTACGCCAAACTTCAAACATATTTCACCGCGCTATCTTTATGCTGATACCATCAGCGATGGCGGTCGCATCAAAACCACCCTTGAGCATTTATATATAAGACAAAATGCCAAGCGTATCTTTTTAAAATCGTTGAATGAGCAACGTATCGTCTTTCACAAGCATCCGATTGATATTGGCGAAATCACTGATTTTAGCCTGGCATCCAAGCTAGTTTGGTATTTCAGCATCAAGCACCTCACCATGGCACACAACTTGGCATATTTCGATAATGCCGCCACACCGCCACTTATTGCCAAATCCAGCGGCAATGAAGATGAATTGATTGATACACTATATTCTCTTAAATCATCATGCGTGGGCGTATTTGATAAAGATGATATTGTCGAATATCTCAATGTGACCAGCAAAGCCGATTTTCTAAGTTTCATTGAATATATTGACCGCCAAATTGCCATTCTGATTTTGGGTAACACCCAATCCACCAGCGACGGCAAAAATGGCAGTCGCGCGCAAAGCCAAGTCCACGAAAATCGCCAACGCGACATCCTGAAATTTGACGCAAGATTGATTGCCAAGACCATCACAGGCTTTCTCAATCGCCTAGAAAAACTCAATTTCCCCAACGCCAAAGGCTGCACCTTCACCTTCGACATCAAGCAAGAAAAGAATTTGTTGGATTTATCAGGCGTAGTAAAAAACCTAAGTGATTCAGGCTTTGAATTAGACGATGCAGACATCGAAGCCCAATTCGGATTCAAGATTGTGGGAAAAAAAGCCACACCTACCGCGCCAAGCATTCCCCAAAAC